TCGCGCATCTTCTGCCATTCCTGGTGGGCATAGCCGCGCTTGTTCCGGATGGTGACCAGCTGCTCGGCCACCAGCTGCTTCAGCCATTCGGTGTCCGCCCAGCCTGGGATGTGCACGGTCCCCGGCGCATCGAGAACGCCCAGCGCGCGATCCTCGTCGCTCGGCCGTTCGATCCGCAGGAAGCGATAGGTCTCGGTCTTGAACGTCGCCGTGGCGACCGACCAGAGCCGGGCGCCGCGGCGCAGGCGTTTTCCGCCGATCGTAGCGTCGACGAAGGTCGGCCCCGAGACCGGCGCCGACCGGTTGAATCCTTCGAGGCCCTTCAGGGGTGCGACCTGTTCAAACCCGACCTTGCGCGACCAGCCATAGACCGCCGCGGCCTCGTAACCGGTATCGACGCCAAGCCGTGCCACGGTCATGAAGGCGCCATTGGTGTGCTGCCACGACCGTCCCAAAAGGGCCGTCAGCGTGTCCCATGCTGGCGGATCGTCAGGCCCGCCCGAGATGACGATGTGATCGACAAGCCAGCTTTCCAGTCCGCGGCCCCAGGCCCAGACATCGACCTCGATCCGGTCCTTCTGGACGTCGGCACCGGCCGTCAGGAACAGCCCGGCCATGGGCACCGTGCCCGGCTTCCACGCCTCCCGCCGATCCGCCAGCCGCTGCCATTCCGGCGCGTCGCCGCTTTCGACCCATGTCTCGCCCAGAAGCGTGTTGCGCGCCGCGCGCAGCTTCTCCTCGGACCCTTGGGCCGCCAGCCATTCGCGGGCGATGTCAGCCCAGCTCTTCCAGCCGAGCGGCGAGTAAAGCGCCGAGAGATGGAAACCGTTGGCCTTCGGATCGGCGGACACGGCCGTCGCTCGCCATTCGCCCCGCGCCAGCATCTCCGTCTTGTGGTGCTCGGCGATGGGGAGTTCGCAGCCCGCGCAGTGATAGGCGGCGGTCTCAGGCTTCCCCTTCGCCCAGCGCAGCCGGTCGAACTGCAGCCATTGCATCGCGCCGCAATGCGGGCAGGGCACGAAGTAGCGCCGCTGGTCAGACGCCTCGAACTCCCTCTCGATCCGGCTCAGCCCCCGGATCGTGGGCGTCGAGACCATGAACACCTTGCGCCGGTGCGAGAAGGTGGTCGTCCGCGCCTCGGCCAGTGTGACCGGATCGCCTTCCTCGTCGGCCGAGGCCGGATAGGCGTCGACCTCGTCCAGAAACACATAGCGCGCGGGCATCGACCGCAGGCCGGTCGCGCTGTTCGCGCCCGTCAGCACCAGGATGCCGCCCGGAAATTCCTTCGACAGCATCGAATTCCCGGCATCGCGCGACCGCGCCGGGTTGACCCGTTCGCGCAGCGCCGGGCTGTCCGCGATCAGCGGATCAAGACGGCCCCGCGAGGTGCGCTTCGCCAGCTCCAGGCTCTGCAGCACCGCCAGCATCGGCCCTGGTGCGTGGTGGATGACGAAGCCGATCCAGTTGTTGCCTGCTTCCGTGGCCCCGACCTGCGCGGCCTTCATGAAGGTGATGCGCTGCGCCGGATGCCCGGGCGACAGCGCATCCATGATCTCGCGCAGATAGGGCGCCCGAGCGGTGCGATAGCGTCCCGGTTCCGCCGCGCCCCGCGACGACAGCCAGCGATGCTGATCCGCCCATTCCGAGACAGTCAGGTTCGGGTCGGGGCGCAGGCCTTGCCGCCAGACCCGCAGCAGGTCCTCGGCGCCGTCGAAGCCGAGGTCGAGGCCTTCGGTCAGATCATCGTCATCCGAGGGAAACCCGGAGGTCGGCGAGGGCGTCGAGCTGTTCGCGGACATGGGCTTCCAGCACCCTCTGCATGATCGCGGTCTCGATCGTCACCGATGCCCCGGATTGCCGTTCCACCTCCGCCATGATCTGCGCCGCCATCAGCGCGGCCACCCGTCCGGGCCAGGTGACCCAGACATCCCGTTCCTGCCGCGCCAGGCGGAAGACGAGGGTCTCTGCCCGCGCCCGGTCGACCAGCGCGCCCTTCTTCTTCTGCACGGCCAACTGGCGTTCCTGCGCCGCGTAAACCGTGAGCGCCGTGCGGGCCTTGATGTAAGACGTCGTGTCGCCGGGGCCGCTGGTCAGTCCATCCCCACCGAGGCTGCGGCGCTGCTGGTCGGGGTCCGTCATCTCCGCCCGCCGCACGTCCGAGGCCGCGGCGTTGATCGACCCATCGTCATGGACCACCAGCCGCCCGTTCTTCCGCGCCTTCTGCACCCCGCCGCGGGACAGGCCGGAATGGGCCGCGTACTCGCGTTCGCTCATGCCTTTCATGGCGCAGATAATCCGATCAAGCTCATGATATCGCTTGGTATTCAGTTGATTGGACAGCGCGATAGAGCGAGTCTGATCGCGAGGAAACGATCCAACTCAGCGAAGGACGCCCCGCCATGACCACTCGCCGCGCCAGCGACAATTCCAAAGCCCTCGACGCCTTCATCGCCGCCAAGGCCGAGATCGACGTGATGCTGGAGCGCCTGAAGGCCCTCAGCGACGACCACTTCGAAACCCACCCCGACGAAATCAACTGGGGCCATGTCGGGACGCTGAAGCACTACGCGGCCCTGCTGCGCCAGATCACGGACAGCGCCTTCAAGGAAGGCGAACACGCCGCCTGACGCGCCAACATGGCGCGACGGCCGCCCCGTCCGAGGACGGGGCTTGCCTCCGTAGAAGGCGCGTACACCGCGCGCCCACAGCCACGGAGGCCCCTATGACCACCCCGTCCGACACCCAATCCCTGATCCTCTCCCGCGCCGCGACCCGGCCGGGGAACCTTGCCCTGCCACTGCCCGAGGGGCTGGTCGGCGCCGCCGCCAAGATGGTCGTCGGCAAGATGATCGCCCGCGGCTGGCTCGAGGAGGTCGAGGCCAACCTGCGCAGTGGCGAGCCGCTGTGGCGCGAAACCGGCGACGGCCACGGCACCACGCTGATCGCCACCGAGGTAGGGCTGGAGGCCATCGGGATCGAACCCGTCTTCGCCAGCGCCGTCGCCAGCGCGCGCAAGGCGAAGTCGAGGCCGCAGGCGGAACAGACCCCCGTCGAAACCGACACCGCGAAACCCGTTGTCATCCGCGCTGGCACCAAGCAGGCGCAGATCATCGCCATGCTCCAGCGCCCCGAGGGCGCGACCGTCGCCGAGATGGTCGAGGCCACCGGATGGCTGGCACATACCGTCCGCGGTTGCCTCTCTGGAGCCCTGAAGAAGAAGCTGGGTCTGCCCATCGCCGCCGAGAAGATTGAGGGCAGGGGGACGGTGTATTGTCTCTGTTCTTCGACCCAAACACGTTGAACAACAGTGACACGTCTTTTTCTGTCCTGTACCGTCCAGCCCGCATTTACTCTCGGTGAATCGATGACTGATAACGCAGCCGCAACGAGAAAGCCCAAGACAGTCCGAGAGCACTGTCCAGAGTGCAACGCCGAACGTGTTTGCGAAGTTCACGGCCATATCTATGTGCCGTGGCATTGGGAGGACAAACACAACGGCTATTCGATGAGTGGTGGCGTTGATCATTCCCTCCTCCAATGCCGCGGATGCGAAACGGTCTTCTATCTTCGCGACAGTTGGAACGATGAAGACCTTGACCACTGGTATGGTCCCAACGGCGAAACGCAGACGGAAGCTGTGCGAACCAAGGTGACCTACCCAAGACCCGAAAGCGCCGCCAAGCCACTTTGGCTGGATGCCATTGGGAAGATCGATAGCCAGCTTCAGGCTATTCTGAATGAAATGTATGTTGCCTGAGACAACGAAGCTTACATTCTGACTGCTGTTGGACTTCGAACCGCGCTTGACCGTGGCACTGAAGTGCTCGGAATAGATCCTGCAAAGACTTTTGCAGAAAAGCTTTCCGACCTACAGAACGGCGGCTGGATTGGAGCGACAGAGCACGACATTCTAGAAGTGATAACCGATGCTGGTAACGCTGCAGCTCATCGCGGTTGGTCGCCTGACTCTAAAGACGTTGATCAGCTCCTATACGCCATGGAAGTGTTCCTGCAACGCGCCTTCATCGTTGGGAAGAATGCATTGAGCATCAAGAGCGCTATTCCCCCTAAGCCAAAACGCCAGAAGGTTGTAAAAACCACCTGAGGCATTGCGGGCGGTTGGGCTATTTCAAGCAGGTTCAACAAGCTTCGTCTTCCTCCCCGTCGCCATCTCCCACCGCCGCACCGCGACGTCACAATAGACCGGGTCCAGCTCCACCGCACGGCAGCGCCGCCCGGTGCGTTCAGCCGCGATCAGCTGGGTGCCGGAGCCGGAGAAGGGCTCGAACACCAGGTCGCCGGGATCGGTGAAGGCTTCCAGCACTGCCTCCACCAGCGCCACGGGGAACACGGCCGGGTGCGATCCGGCCGCGCCCAGCCCACCCTTGTGGCGCATGATGCGGAACACAGAGTCGGGGATGCGGTGGCTCTGGATCGCGTTGCCGTAGCCGGTCTTGCGGTGGACCGTTCCGTCGGCTCCGCGCAGGCCCCCACCGCCGAGGGTTTCGCCTGCGTGCTTGCTTTCGACTGTCTTGTTCGGCTTCCGGGGCTGGCGGTTGAAATGGAAGATGAACTCGTGCGACGGCGCCAGCCGCCCGTTCCAGTCGCCCGGCAGGCCGGGCCCCTGGTCCCAGACATACCAGCCGAAGCGCCGCCAGCCCTGCGTGCGCATCCAGTCAACCCAGCCTTCCCAATAGGGGAGCCATTCGCCGTCGCGATGGACGAGGCCAAGGTTGACCAGCAGCTGGGCATCGGCGGTGACGGGCGCCGCGGCAAACACACCCTGCATCAACGCATTCCAATCACCGACCTTCTCCTTCGCCGCGCCATAGTCGCGCT